GCAAACATGACGAATGTCTCCGGGTCGTCCGCTACCTGCGGCGACCAGAGCTGCGCCATGAGCATCTCCTCCTCATCGGCGCTGTACCGCTGACGCTGCGCGGGCATCAGTCGTCCTTGAGGATCAAACTGAACACGATTTGAGCAACCACAGCCATTACCAACCAGATCAAGAGCAACTTAATCATCAATGTCCTCGATGTTGTGCGTCAGTTGTGGGCTGTCAGCCATGTCGATGGTAACACCCGCCCTGGCTCTGGCCGCATCGAGTGCCGACAGGACACTGATCGACTGATTAATCTCGACCTGCTTGGTGTCGCCGTATGTCCTGCGGTTGTCAGCCCCCATGAGCCACTTGTAAGTGTCGATCCTGAGTTTGTCGCGCTGGACATCAGCCAACTCATCACCCTCGGCAATCTCGATGACACGCCCTGCCCACCACTCCGTCCTCAACTCCTTGGCCTCTTTGTACCGCTCCCTGCGCTGCGGGTTGCGGTTGATCCAGGCACTGAAGGCAGCGTAGTCAACTGGTCGTGCATCCACTGCGAGGATGGACTTGAGCGTGCGCCCACGAATGATTTCATCCAGGACTCGCTCGAACATCGCAGTAAAAGTTGCCTCCTGCAACTCCTTGGTCAACTTGCGACGTTGTGACTGGAGCGCAGGGGTAGGCTCGACTGCCAAGTCTGTGGGACTGAGCCAGTCGGGTAACTCGACAAAAGAAGTGTCAGCAGTAGTGGCAGTGGAGACGGGGGTTGTCATATCACGAGTTTACTGACGAGGAGTCGATGGTGCAAGGGGAGGGTAAATGGTGCGATGTGTTAAGAGTTTTGGGGTTTACGGAAAAATAAAAATTTGATTATGCAATGTGTTAACTGGTTAATTGGGATCGCTGAAAAAATGAAAAATTTGATGCGGGGTATACGTTTTTGGCACCTGCGCCACCCGCATCGAGGGGCCACCCCCACCCCGTACCCCCTGACCCCATGGCGCAGCGGGCTAGCAGGCGCAGTGCATCAACCGCATCCCGTACCCATTGGCGCAGTGCGCCCAGGTAGCGCAATGGGTCAATGGGGATTGGCGCATCATTGGCGCAGTGTGTACGGGATGCGAGGGTGCGCGACAGGTGCGACACTGTGACTTTTGACTTACAGAAAAACCCGATTTTAGACTGTGACGTAAATACAACACACATCCCAGCATCCCCCGCATCCCGTCACAGTGTCGCAGATGAACCGGTAGCAGTCGCAGGCAAACCCATCGACACCCTAAACACATTGACACACTGCGCCATGTACCCTACTATCTCTCCCATGCACTGCGAACCCGCAGTGTGTCAACCCAGGAGAACAAGCCATGAGAACCGACAATCATCTGCTACGCGCTGCCATGCTCACCCGGCGCGCAACCCTCGCCGACTATCTCACCTGCGCCGTCTGTGGCGCAGCGCTCGCGCTGATCCTTTTCGCCTTTATCTAACGGAGACTCTCGCCATGCCAAAGCCCCTTGGATATATCGCCTATGAAGGCCCCAGCGCTATCGATGGCGCGCCTATCGTCGTCATCGTCACGGGCCTGACCGGCTCTGCTAATCGCAAAACCGGTTCGATGGTGCAGACATTCATTCTGCGCCAAGACATTCACCCGACCGAAGCGCTCAAGACGGGCGCGGATGAGTCTATCTGCGGCCAGTGTGAGCACCGGCCCATGCTGGCCAAACAATCGGGCAAGGCGCCATGCTATGTAGATGTCTCACGGGCGCCCGCGTCAGTGTGGCGCGCCTATCGTCGCGGCCGGTACACGAAAGCCCCGCTACACGTCATCGCACGAGCCCTGGCCGCTCGCGTCTTGAGAATCGGAACCTATGGTGACCCAGCAGCCGCGCCGGTGCGCGTATGGCAAGCGCTGACCGTATACGTCGCAGGCTGGACCGGCTATAGCCACCAGTGGCGCACGCTCGACCGTGCATGGCAATTACTTGTGATGGCGAGCGCTGACAGTCCCGCTAACCGTGCCGATGCTAAGGCAGCCGGGTGGCGCACTTTCCGGGTATCTATCGGTGTCGACCGTCAAGACGGTGAGATTAGCTGCCCAGCATCAAAGGAAGCCGGCGCGCGTGTGCAGTGCATCGATTGCAAACTGTGCAAAGGCGCGCAGATCGCGGCCAAAGATATCGTCATCGCCGACCACGCGCTCGGTCACAAGCGCCGTGTTATCAACCTTCAACCAGTCTAATGTCATGCCTTCATTCCACTATCGTCTGCGCGATGCATCCCGCTCATCTGACCCGATCAAGTATCACCCGATTATCTACGCCCGGGGCAGCGCCATGCATAGGCTCGCATTGCATCGGGAGATTGGCAGCGCCCCGGAACGATCACGGCGATGGGTCGTTTCTGACCCTTTATCGGGTTGCTTGATCTGCCGTGTGAGCGCCACCTATAAGGGCATGCCTGTATCGTCGGCCGGGTTGACTATCGCGCAGGCACGATCGCTCGCGCTGATCGATCTGGATTCACTTGTCGATCGTATCGGCTTGGCGGAATTCGAGCGCGTCATGGCCGACCCTGAAGCGCGAGTACGGGAGGCTAAGGTCGCAAGGGTACGGGAGGCAATTGCACAATGATCCTCGCTATCCTGGCCGCAGTCGCTGCGGCCATCATCCTATATATCTTCGGAGGCTCTCACGATGACAAGTGAACCCAAGCCCATCGGACGGCCCCGGGTGCGACCGATACAGGTAACCCCTACCGCTACCCGTATCAGCGCACTACAGGCCCGCCTGGGCCTGTCCACGGCTCACGCTGCACGCTACCTGGGTGTATCAATAAGCACCTATCGCTCGTGGGTGGACGGACAGCGCGAGCCTGGGGCAGTCCTTGATCGTCTCCTGGACGTCCTAGGGGCGCTGGAGGTCATGGCCCCGGAGATACACTCGCAGATCGTCGAGCAGACCCGCTGATCGTCGATCCTTCAACCCTCAAACAACAAGGCCCGCTCATGCGGGCCTTTTCTTATGCGCTCATGCGCTGCGGTTCATCGTCGTCCCATGATGCATCGTACCCTGGCACAATTCGCCTATCTATTCCTGCGATCCTGCGCCGTTCATCCTCCTGGAATTGACGCGCCTTGATAATCTCTTTTCGCTTAGTCGGGAAAGCCTGGGAAAGCCGGGGATTAATCGCCCAGTCGGCCCTATGCCGATGCTCCTGGGTTCGATCATCTGTCCGGATCACCCAGCCCGACTCCTCAAGGGTTGCCATAGCATCGAGGATCATTCGATCCTGTAGCACCGGGCTGGATACCCTCTCCATCACACGCCGCGCACCTCGCTTGATATCGGACAGTGTGACATTCAATCGTCCATCTCCAGCGTGATAGAGCAGCCACTGAGACACCCATCGGTCGAAGGTCGCACCTCCGGTCATCTCCCCAATCAGATAGCGCCACGCTGGGATGATGTACTCTCGCATGAGCCGGATCGCACGCTGTAGCGTATCAGCCGATACTGTCGGGCTAAAGGGGGCATCGAGCGCATGGAACAACAGCGCGATGCGAGCCGTAGTCCCCTCGAGCTTGCCGAAGGCCGTCAGGATCGTCGTATCGGCCTCTAGCAGCACCTCGGAGAGTTTGAACCGCTCGAACCAGTGCTGGAACTCGCGAAACATCGTGAACGCCTCCTCGGAGAGCGTATAAGTCTGAGCCGGGAGCGCGTAGACCAGTCGCACCGTATGCTCCCACTGACCCGCACCATCGAGCCTGTCGGGCTGACCCACCCGTGAGAGCCTGGAGTTCAGAATGCCCGGGATGAACCGTTGCAGCAGACCATCAGTGGCGAGCGCCTCCATCGCGGCCATCAGTACCTTGGGCTGCGTGTTCCCGTACACCGATACGCCGAAGTTCTCGGCAATGATCGTGCCCGCCCCTACTCGATCCATCTCATACCGTCGGGCCTCATAGGCCTGCACCCATGACGAACGATCCTCGATGCTCTGGGCGCTGGACAACTTCTTAAACCAGCTTGCAGTCTCATCGAGATAACAGAGCAGCCCTCTCGGGTGAGCCGCGCACATGCGAACCAGCTTCTGCGAGGAGGTATCCGATACCTTCAGACGCAGGGGCTGCGGCTGATCGGGCAGATCGGGCACATGGGGCAGAGGAGCGCCCAGCAGCGCGTCAGGCGATGCACTGACATCGAGGAAGTGTTTCTTTGCCGCAGTGTAGGCGGCCTCCTGACCCTCCCATGCCAGCAGGCGAGCCTTGAACGCTGGCCCGTCCTCACGTTCGAGTGCGTGCAGAGGCTCGATCATGGGCGAGGAGCCTGGGGACTTCTTGTCGGCTGGGCTGCCGATGGTAAGCGCCCAGATGACCGGAGGCACCGAGTACCCCGTCATCAACTCGAGCCGGGAGCGCACATCCATCGCCCCGCTGATCGTTGCCAGACCCGCGAGCAGGGGCACCAGCGGGTCGCACCCCACATGATCGGCTACCTGCTGCGCCCTGGTGGCGAGGCTAGGGGGCCAGTGGTCGAGATTGACCGCTGGGATCGGCACCCGGAAGTCCTCGATCAGCACCTCGGGGGCCGTGAGCGTGCTGGCTGCGAAAAGCGCCGAAACATCCATCGGAGGCTTAGTCCACCCCGCAGCACGGGCCAGATGATAGAGCGAGCCTAGCGTGACCGTCTGCCCCTTGTCGGCTCGAAACGAGCGCCACTGCACCCCAATCTCGCGCTCCCCTGGGTACTTCGCGGGTGCCTGGGCGCTCCAGCGGTTCCAGAGTTCCAGACCCTTGTCCATCGAGTCAGTGTGCGCTGCGGCCCAGTGCAGGGCCATGCCGACCTCGATCCACTGATCGCGTGAGCAGTCGCTGCTGATGACAGACAGAACCGACTCGATCTCAGACCAGTTGACCTCTGTCACCAGTTCGTCAGTCGTCGCAGGCTTGACAGGTTCAACCGTGGTCAGCAGAGCCTGCCAGTGATCGAGCAGCGCAGCAGGCAGCAGGGGCAGGCGCATCCAGTGGCCGTTGCCTGCCCAGCGGTAAGGCTGCTGGGTCTGCGGGTGGATCGTGGGCGGCAGCACATCCTGCACCGTCAGACCATCGGCAGTCGAGCAGCGTAGTTCATAGGCTACGGTCGCGCCTACCTTGACCCGCTTGGACGGCAGAGCCAACCCCATCGGCATCGCGTACAACAGCTTCCCATGCCCCGGACGCCCGGAGTCGATCACCACGGCGTCAGGGGCCAGATAAAGCGCGGACAGGTCGATGCCGTGCTGCGCGAGTGCCGTGGCCGTCATGTCCCAGTTATCAATGTCGAGCGCCATCGTGCCGCTGTAGGCGTGGGCCAGACCGATACCGTAGCCTGGGGACAAGTCAGCCTGTGAGCGCAGAGCAGCCCCTCGATGCTGCCACCCGGCGTCCAGTGGGCCTTTTCGTCCTGGTGGGATGGGCACAAGGCTGAACCCGTGCCGGATATAGGCGTCGATTGATGCGGGGTGAGGTTGCACGGCCATAGTCGTCTCAGAGTGTAGGGAGCCGGGGTTTAACGTCCCCCGGTAAGACGGTCAGATCAGAACGAAAGGAGACGTGTTCCTCTGACTGCCTCCGTTAACGCACGGTGGGCTTGCGGGCCATGCTCTTAAAACCAGCTTGCCGCAGGGTCGCGGCGCAGAATTGGTTTGGCGTCAGATGCGTCAGTAATCTTGACCAACCGTCGGCTCTCTCGACGGGCGCGGTTGCGCTGCTCTATCGACATCGGCGGGGGAGGCGGTGTGTCACTGGCACCAAGACCCCAGAACCTGATAGGTCGGGCACCGGTCTTTACCCATCGCACAATACAGACCTCCTTAGAAGCCTTCAACTCCATCAGCGCCTCTCGGGTTGAGGAGTAAGCGGCTCGCATGTCCTTGGCTAACTCCTCGGTGGACATCGACTCACCTCGGCGCAAGCGCAGCAGAATGCGGTTCTTAATCTCGTGTCGCGGATAACCGGGCATCTTTTTTCCTTGGCAGTGGACTCCACGCCACAAAGTTACTATCGTCCATCCAGTCCCCAAAGCAGGCGACTCCCCCACTCGTAAGGATTAGAAGTTTCACTCCTCTGGGTGGCGGCTCGTCGGCAGGATCTCTCCAGTAGACGACGCCGCTGGCTGCGGGCATGACTGTGTTCTCGCTCATGATGACCTCCCGCACACGCCGCACCTGACGCCCGCATATCTCGGGTCAGTGCAGTGGTCGCAGCCTGCTTGGTACTTCTGCTCTAGTTCGGCCCAAGACTTGGCGGCGCACTCGGGATGCACCTCCTCGCAACCTTGCCAGTGGGTGGTCTGGGGTTGGTCTGCCAGTGCGGCGCGGAGGGCGGCGATGGCTTTGTTGCCTTCTTCGCGCCCCGGGCTGATAGGGTTAAGCATGAAGAAATCTAGGCTCAAGAACTCCAACGCCTCCAGCGCCTGCTGGGCGGCTTCGCGTAGGGTGGTCATTTCCCCTTCTCCACCGCCTTGATGGCGGCATGAAGTGCTTTGATGGCTTGCTCCAAAGCGCAGTTGTGTTTTGCGTTCAGACGGCCATCGCACCATCGGCAGAACTCCCCATTAACCGTAGTGAACTCACTGTCTAAAATATTTAACGCTTTTTGAGCGGCTTGCTGTATCTCAGTCATGTCAGATCCCTTCCTTCTTCGTATTCTTCTCTCTTGTCCATTGAGTGATGCACCCAGATATCAGGCCACTCGTCGTCCTCGGTCGGCTTGCACCAGCAGGTAGTGCGGGCCTCGTGCTCGCGCAGATCGTTGAGTGGGACAACATGAAGGGCTTCGCGTAGGGTGGTCATTTCAAGCACTCCCAATATCTGCCGTTCCACACGGCGTTGCCTTTGACTGCCGCACACGCGGCGCGGAAGTCGGTTTCCACTCGTTGCTCTCGCAGCGGCATGATTGCTGAGAGCCCGACCACGATGAGGGCCACAACCGCCAAGCCGGCAAAGATCACGGCGAGTCCTGAAAGCTCTTCGCGTAGGGTGGTCATGTCAACCTTGCCAGTCGATAGGCAACTTCAGTCGGCACCGTGGCGGTGATGTACGCCCGGTGAATCTGGCACCAGTAATAAATGGTGGTCATTTCTCTCCCCTTGCGCGGATGGCTGCTTCAATCTCTACACTGCCTCCGTGAAAAGCAACGATGTCGATGATGGCCTCACGCTCGGCTGCGGCGACAAGGTTGGCGAAATACTGAAGGTCTTCGATGATTAGGCCATGCTCAGTCAATTTAACGTGGCAGTGCAACTCAGCCTCCCGCGCCATGCGGATGATGTCGGCTCTGTTCACTGCAATTCCTCCGTCAGTCGATAGTCCTTGAAAACGACGCCTTTCGATGCGTCGCCAACCTTGCAGGCTTTCACCCACACCTTCCTGCCGCCCTTGCAGGTACGCCAGTGTCCGCGCCGGTCATGCAG